GACGAACCTCTAACTCTTCTTTACTAACGGTTGTGTAAGCCACAGGTGTTTTTTCATCAGCTCTTGAAGCCAAAACCTCAACGTCTGATAATTCAATCACGTTCAATGGAAGAACGAAAACCATCATTAAATCCGTATCTGCTTCGTTAACTTTGACTATTTGTGATTGAGGTAAAAACCCAATAACTGTCGCTGTGATTGTGTAGTCGCCAGCACCTAAGTCAAGTACAAATGTACCTGTTTCATCCGAAACAGTTCCTAAGTCGGTTCCAACTACAACAATATTAGCGTTAGCTAAAGGGTCTCCTGCTTCTGATGTAACTGTTCCTGTTACCGATTGTGCAAACAACATCATCGGTGTTAGTAGAGTCATCATCATAGCAATTAGATTACGACTTTTCATATCGAATCTCCTTATTATTGTTATGAACGACACATTTTTTCACAGGTGTGTCTACTGCCTGTCCGCTTTTTGTATGTGAAATTTTAGTTTGCGTATTCTTGGTCATCGTTATCACCAGTTAAAGAGGGAACTTCACAACTATCATTATTACAGAACTTATCAATTTCAGCTTCTTCATTTTTAATAACTCCAAATGATAGCTTACCAAGTTTACTAACTTGTTTTTTGTATTCATTTTCATCTATAGACTCATATGGCATTTGTTTGTAAGCACCATAATCATGTCGTGGTAATAGTGAAATACCCTTTAAATGGTATTGAAAATAATTCAACACATGCGATATTTCATCCCCCTCTGTTTCTGGATTGAACGTAACCGTACAACTAACCTGATTATCAGCCCAATGTCGTTGCATAAAAGCTGCTAAAGAGAATTGTTCCCATATTGATAACTCTGATGCGGTTCTTATCCCTTCACCAACATCAACAGGTACTTCGACAACCGAAGTTGTATCCTCTGAACCAAAGGCTGGTTCTATCTTATAACCTGCTTTTTTCATAGGTTCTATTAACTCTGAGTGTTTTGATAACCTAATTCTTCTTATGTAAAATCTACTCTCAGGATAATGTAAGCCTGGTGTAGCACCAGCTAATAAAGATACCGTACCGCTTGGTTTAACTGAGGTAGTTTTGATTGAACGTGGGACTGCGAACCAATCTGAATATTTTGTATCCCATTTTTTTATGACATCGTAACCATCTTCCAACCAATCCTTTAACTCACCTAATCCATTTTTTGTAATAAATTGTGCGACTCCGCTTACACTACAACCAATTCTTCTATTTCTCAACATAACCCTATTTGTGTCAGCCCAATGGGTTCCACCCAATGTGACTGTTTTTGCATAAAGATATGCGTATTTTAATGTACGAGCATAATCCTCAAATGAATCGTGATTGCTAGGAAATGTTTCAACCAAACAACACAATTCATATGACTCTAAGGTTTGCTCTAAACACGGATTGCCGCCCATAGCTCTATGGTCTTTGTTATCACCACCATTTTTCATACGAGAATAATGTCTCATATTATCTAACCAAGCAAAACCTGGCTCACCATTATCTATTATTCTTTTTGCAGCTTCTGTGTAATCCATTCCTAACTCTGCAAAAATACTATTATTGGATGTCCAACCATAGGTTTCTCTTTGAGGATTCACTTTATAATTTTTTAAGTCTAAATATTCTTCATTATGTGGGTCACCAAACACAATTTCGGCAGTTCTTCTTACATTACCAGCCACAACACACTTTCCTATAAGATTCATAATATCTACTATTGTAGTTATTGTTATTGGTTCTCCGCTATTTTTCTCTAAAACCTTTCTAATATCTTCGTGGACTTCTTTGAGTGGTTCAGGTCCACTTGACACACCACCAAATCCTTTTATCGGTTCACCAGCGGGTCTAATGGATTCATAATCAAAATTCATTTTAGGTAATCCGTGAAAGTAACTTTCTAATAATAACCTAAGAGATTCTACCCAACCCTCACGAGTATCAGGTATTTCAAATGTCTCCTCATTTCTATTTTTATTTATACCCTTAATGACTATTTCTCCAGCACCCTTTGTATCAAAACCAACACCGACACCCAACATTGAGGCATCCATCAAAAAACAAAATGGTTTGGAATAATCCTCTTTTAATGTTTTGGTAGATACAAATGCGCAATTGTTAAGTGCTGCGTACAATCCTTTTTCCTCTGTAATAGGTGTACCCATAGCCCACAAACCACGACCAGGAGGTAGAAATTTCATATTAAAAATACGTTCATACATTTCTTGTGCTGACTTTTGTGCTTGCCAAGCATTCCAACCCAACGATAAGGATTCAATATGTTCTTTTTGCATTGAGTATGTTCCCTCTACAACCCTCTGAACCGTTTCCCACCATCTTTCATTTTTACCATTCTCTTTTATACGAGAATATGTTCTCATATAAACCAATTCACCTAATCCGTTAAAACCAAATGGTGCCTTTTTTCTCTTAAATTTATTAAGAAAATTATCAGATAACTTAAATTTTTCCATTTAAAACTTTCTCCTAACCGAAGTATATATTGTTTCTGTTTCCATATAAAAAACTCATAACTAAATATAATATATACTTAACTTTATTCAAAACCATCCACAGATTTATTCATATCGTTATATTTGTTTGATAATGTTTTACGCAAATACTCCTCAGAATTATCCATTTTAGATTGTTGTTCCTTGCCACTTTTTGAAGTTGATTCATGCACTTCAATTTTACCTATGTTTGTATTCATCATAGCTGGATAAGTAATACCGTCTATTCCGAATCTATTTTTTATTACGTGAAATCTACCTGTATTTGATATTTTGTCCTCAACTTTTCTACTTAGTGATACTACAAAATCAGCTATCATAACTTTTGCATAACTCTCCGCAACTTTACTCGCATCTATAATTTCCTCCTCTAATGAAGAACGATTTGCTTGTGATGCAGTCCACACAGGCGTATCAAACTCACCAGCTAATCCCCTTAAATCTTCATATATGGATTCTAATATATGTCTTTTTTCTCTACCTGTCCCAATTAATAAATCTGCATAATCAACAATCATCAAATCAGGTTTCATATCCTGTAGTTCTAGTTGTTTGAGATGAGCAGATAAAGTTTGAACTGTGATTGATTTTGTAGGATAGTATTTAATTATCAACCTACCATCCAATTCACTAATTTTCTTTTGTACATCTTCTTTATAATATTTTATGTTAGCAGTTGTAACTCCACTAAATATAGAATCATATCTTAGACCGACATAGTTTTCGTTCAACTCTAATGTATAATGCACCACAGATAAACCTCTTTTTACTGCTGATGCACCAACTGCTTGTAAACACCACGATTTACCAATACCTGCGGGCGCCACCATAACACCTAACTCACCACCACCTAAACCACCATCCATAATTTCATCAATAACATTCCATCCAGTTTTGACCGTGCTTCTGCTTGACTTAGTTAATCTCTCCTCTATTCCTACTATATAGTCATGCCCAATATCTTTAGCCGCACCAGCTTTCATAGCTTCATCTATGATTGCTTTTATGTCGTCATATTGACCATTTTGAAGTAAATCGACAGATTGTACGATTGCATTTTTAAGTGTTTGATTTTTACAAAAATCTAAAGTTTTTTCTTCAACAAATTTTAAATCAGATGCTTCTCTGAGATTCCAAGCATCTTTTAGTTTTGTGATTACAGAAGTTTTTAAAACATCGTTGTCTTCATCATCTATTTTTATTTTGATAGCCTCTAAGGTTGGAGCTGTTTTGTATTCTAAGAAATATCCAATGATTGTTCCAACTAACCATTTATTAGCATCCGAATCAAAGTATTTTGATTTGAGAATATCAGAAATTGTTTGTAAGAAAGATTTATTAGTTAATAATAAAGATATAACCTTTGATTGAAACGAATTACCAAATTTAGTAAAAGTTGTTTCATTCTCCATATAACCTTTTTCTCCTTTCCGATTCTAATTGTTGTTTTCTTTTTTTGTCATATCTATTACGAGCTTTCTTTTTAATGGCCTCTTTGTTTCTCTCATAATGTTCTGACTGCCACTTTTTTTGTGCCTGTTTCTTTTCTTCTTCTGTAAAATATTTACGTTTTCTTCCCATAACTCTTTTCAGCCATATTATTTAATCTGTTAAAAGTTGTCGCTAACCAACTGTTTAGATTAGGTAGAGCTGCGTACAATTTATCCTCTAAAAACATTTTTTGAAAATCTACCTTTATTAATCTTTGAATAGGATTATTTACCAAATTTCTAATTTTCATTTTTGCGTTTCCTGAGATATCTACATTGGATAATTGCATTAGTTTGTAATTTAATTCTATAACCTCTTTTGCATTTGGTAATTCTTTTATAACCTCATCTATATTAACTATACGATTTTCATTTAAAAATGGAAACTTTTTTTGAATAGTTTTTAAACCTAAACCTTTGACGCCAGGAATATTATCAGATTTGTCTCCATCCAAAACTCTATACCAAATGTAATTCTTAGAATCTATTCCATACTCTTCTAAAATATCATTTGGTTTGTATAGTTTTTTTCTTACAGGTGACCAAACACTAACCCTATCATTAACAAGTTGTAAAAAATCTTTATCGGTTGACATTATTACAATATTACTATCTGTAAGACATTGTTCAGATATATAAGCTATGCTATCATCAGCCTCAATATTATCAATAGAAACTATTGTCATTGGTAAACAATTGAGATACTCGACCGAACGTGATAACTGCATAATCATATTTTGTCTTTCATCCTCAACCGATGAAAAATCATTTGAACGATTTAATCTGTACTTAGTTCTTTTTTTATTTTTGTATTCTGAATAAATCTTACGACGGCGGTTAGACCCACCTTTACCATCAAACACTATAATGGTTCTAGTGGGTCTAATCATACTAATTGCATAACCTACTGATTTAAGAAAACCAACTATTCCACCAACATGAATACCATCATCGTTAGTAGTTGGTATAACACTAAACACTCTAATAAAAGTATTTAAGCCATCTATTATCAATACTTTGTCATTTGGCTGTCCGCCATCTATCTTACCACCACTCTCTTTGATTTGGTTTAAAATAGAAAGATATCTATTTTTAGCCATCTGTTATTTCTTCTGTGACAACATCATCGATACCGAATGCATCATCATATTTCAAAATAACTTTTTCACAAATTAGTTCGTAACAATGAGACTTAAATTCTAAATCCTCTAAAAGGGTTGACCAATCTTTAGATTGAAATTTAAGTTCTTTACCTTTATGGTCATTCATTGTATACCACGAACCACCTTGCTTTAAGAGCTTATGGTCTTTTAAGACTTGCAACCAACTACCATCATTATCAATACCTGTTTCAAAGTAAAGATTAAAATCAGAATGTCTCATTGGCGGGCCAAGTCTGTTTTTGATTACTTGTGCCCTAATCTTCATACCAATGGTATTCTTTTTAGTATCTTTTATTTGACCTGTATTTTTCAACCTTATACGAGTTGAAGAATGAAATGGTAGTGCTTTACCACCTGATGTTGTCCACGGGTCACCGAACATAACACCAAGCTTTTGTCTCAACTGATTAGTAAATACTAAGGCTATCCTTTCTCTACCAATCATTTGAGTTATTTTTCTCATAGCTTTTGAAACGATGATTGCTTTAGAAGTAGCCCAACCATCTTTTTCAAAGTCAGCTTCCATCTCAACATTAGTTGAGGCTGCCGCCAAACTATCAACTAAAATTGTAACTAACCTATCCTTATCGGATTCTCTTACCTTAGCAACAATTTCCTCAATGGCTTGGAAGATATCTTCTACGGTCTCTAAGTGTAGATATAACATATTTTCTACATCTAAACCTATTACCGTTAAGAATTCTCTACTAACTGCGGTTTCTGTATCAATATAAATTGCTACTCCACCTTTCTTTTGAGTTTCAGCGAGAATGTGTGCGCCAAGTAATGATTTACCACTTGACTCTAACCCGTTTATTTCTGTGATTCTACCAACTGCTATACCACCATCCTTTTTATTGGATATGGCTAAATCTAACATAGTTGAACCTGTTGATACAAAATCCTTTATATCTGTTGGAGTTGTATCACTACCATCCAAAAAATATGCCACTTTCATATCCTTAAATTTACTATTTAGATTTTTAGCTAGCGTGGTAGCCAATTCATCTCTAACCGACATATTATGTCTCCTTAACTATTAAATAGTTCATCAAAAGCTTCACCCGCGTCTGCTGCTGTAGATTGAGGTTGAGCGTTTGTGTTGTTAGATGAATTAGTCTCCTGTGAGGTTTCACTTTCAGAATCTTCTGATGGGTTTAACCAATTATTTAGTACATCGGTTAACTCTTCATAAGACAACTCGTTATAAATCTCACGAATGTCTTTTTGTGATTCTGTGATTGTCTCTAATAAATTAGAATCATCAGTAATTGGTGTTTGATTTGGTTTTACACGAATCGATGTTGATGGAAAAGATGCGCCAGTTTCTTCAGCTGTTTTGAATTCAACCGTTACATCACGACCATTCATAGAATCTGTGATATCACCATAATCTGGATCAGCGATTATTGAAAGAAGTTCTTGATAAACTGTCTTTCCAAATCCCCAAAATTTCACACCCTCATTTTCTTCACCACGAACGACGATAGGTGCAAAGGTTCTCATCTTAGCTTCAATTTTCTTAGCTAATCGATAATCTTCTTTATTACCGCTTGTCTTAAGTTTCTGAGCAAACTCTTCAATAGGGTCTGGTCTTCCAAAAGACATTGGTGATAAATAAGATTTTCCACCTAAATCATAGTGAAAAAACAATTCGATGAATGGGGAATCTGTGTTGTGCTTGTATGGAACAATACGAATTTGAGATTTGCCTGGTTGAGGCTTCCACAAGTTTGAAGTTCTATTATTTGTGGCTTGTAACTGAGTTAATCTCTTTTTGATTGCGTTAATATCCATTTGATAATCTCCTTATTTGATTAATTGTTAATTGATTAATTTTCATTCAGTAATATATATAACCTTATTTCGCAAAATACAATTTTATTTTTAGACATTACCTATATTTTTCTCCCACTTGGTTACATCTATTATTTTAAAGATTTTTGTCGGTACAACATTCAGTCCGCTTTCATTTGTTAGCAATAATTTGTTTTGATAATTTTCCCACGGAACTGGATATGATTTATCTAGCTTACCATTATTTAAAGACCGAATCGTCTCATTTAAAGCATTTATTGTATATAGTGTATTGGTCTGTTTTTTTCTGTGTAGAGAAATAGTGTCCTGTATTCCCTCTACATAATTTTCATCATACTCAACATTATATGTGCATAATAGTTGGTTATTATCATCTTCATTTTGAAATACATAAATCTTATCATATAAAACATTATTGCATTCTATAATAATATCAATAACCCTATCTAAATTTTGAGTTGTCACGAAAGTACATAATAGTTGTGTCTTCATTATGCTGGTTCCCTTCCCGTCAATGACCCCACTGGTGAATCTAAAGTTTCTTGAGCACCATATAATTCGTCTGAAGCTGATTTGATTCTTTTACCAAATTTTGGGTCTAATCTCATATCAAATTTATGTGCACCTTTATAACCTATACCATCTTCTCTAATGACAACTTGTGATATTGGGATGCTTTTCTCTTCGCCTCTAACCTGACCGACATAAGTGATTACTGGATTTTCTTCATCCGCCGTATCAACTTGTAATCCTTCTTTTATTTTACTCCACTCATCAGTACCAAAAATAACTTTTAAAGTCTTACGCGTTAATGCAGTTTCACCTAAAACAATATCTTCTTCGCCATCAGCAACCGATTTCAATGGTAGTTTTTCTTTAATTGATTGTAGAACAGATTCTTTAGCTTCGTCATTTTCACCTATGTGTTTAGCTAATCTTAAATTATAATCTTTATTTAATTTAACTTGACCATCAATAAATTCTTTAGCATTGTTATCACCAAATTCACCCATCACTCTAGCTAAAACAACTAGCGGTTTTAAACCCTCTTTTCTAGCGCCTGTAAAACCACCTTTTGTTTTACCACCTGCTTGTGTAATATTACCTATATAATCTCTATCTATTTTTAAATCTGGATTTGATAATAAATCCTCTTTTGCTTGTACAATCATCTCCTTAAAGTTTCCAACTATAGCTTCTGCTTCTCTAGTTTTAATTGACATTGTTTTAGAAACCTTACCAATTATTTCATCAAAATTATCATCGAAGTCTATATCCTCAATAAATGTCTTTACGTTTTCTTGATTTTGTGAATAATAATTATCATTATTCTCTACCTGATTATCGGAATATTTATCATCGCTTACATCATTTGGTAACTCATAATCTTTAAAAGTGGCTCTTACTGTTCCATTGTGTAAATTAGCCTGTAGACTTTGTTTTAGTGAAACTTCCTCAAAGTAAGTAGCGCCAGTTGGCCCTTTAACTTTAAAAAACACATCCGTACTAAAACCTTTGTTACCATAATCCATTCCCATAGCCTCTACTTCGTCTGCTACATCCCAACTACCATCTTGTATTTCATAATTGTTACCAAATTTATCTCTAAACATCGCTAGTGTCACACGTCTATTTTCTTTAGCAGCTTTTAACCACTTTTCTCCAACGTGAGTTTTTTGACCATCCGATTTAACTTTTAATAAATGGTCTTCAACTGATTTAAATAAAGCGTTCGCTTCTTTACTTCTCATAGTTGTACTCATCATCATAAGTAGCTCACCTATATTAGCCTCAGAACCACCTAAACCTTTACCTCCAGCTCCTATAAAATAATCTAATTCACCTGTTTTATCAGAGACATTAACATTTGTGTTTAACATTCTGTCTAATAATTTTAAATATTTTTTTGGATACTTTGGATTCTCAGATATTTCGTCAGGTAATTTATACTCTGCTTTTGTTTGATTACCTTTATTCTTTTTTCTGAAATCATCATCTGACATACCTAAATTATCTCTGTCAACTTTTTTCTCATCTTTTTCAGCATCGATGTTTTTTTCTGTTTTTTCAATCTCATCATCAGAGATACCTGCGTCTTTGAGTTTAGCCCTTGCCGCTTGATAAGCAGCTTTATTTTTCTTTTTGTAAGATAAACCTGTTTTGACCTGTATCTTTCTATCTGTCTCAGGATTTTTTATTTTACTTTTTAAAACCGCATCTAAATCCTCAGATAATGAGTCAACATATTCATGCACAAATTTAGAATCGTAACCAATTTTAATCATAACCTCAGTCAATTTAATTAAATGAGCCGAATTATTAATATCAGGATAAGAAGAATTTACTGCTTTATCCCACTCCTCAATTATCTTTTCTATGTTTAATTTCATAAATTATTCCATAAATTTTTCTGTTATGTCAACCATACTATCGTAGTCCTTACCCCAACTAACTTTTGTTGGATATCTACCATTTTGCTCGATAATATCTTTGATTTCTTTAATAGAATTTAAACCATCTTTTATACAAAAGTCAAGCAAAAAAGAATCATAACTGTATAATACTAATTTAGATTTATAATTCTTCATAGCTGGTACTAAAGAACTCAATACTTTCATATTTGTCTCAGTCTCTAATAACTGAATGTAATAATTGAACAATTTATTTTTGTTCATATTAGACAAATTATTCTTCGATATTCGTCTATTATAAATATCACTTTCCAAAAAATCATCGTTATTATACTTAATCCAAATTTTTTCTATGTAATCATGTACCCTACTAAAGTATTTGTTCATCTGTGCAATCTCAGGTGGTATAAATCCATATAGATATTTAAACGATAATGCTTTAGCCTCATCATAATCAACATTATATAATTCAGCCATATGACTATGAACCGAACCATTTGGAAACTTATACCCTATCCTATCAGCTATCAACCTTAAGTGATAAGCATCAAAATCAAATTCCAATAAAACACCATCTTCAAATCTACTTATAAAATGTTTTCTACTACCATCACTTTTGTTTAGAGCGGCAAAATTAACTCCACCGAATCTATTACTCGGTCTGCCTGTGGTGGTAAATAAATTATACTCTGAAAAAATCATGTCCTCACCATCTGAAATGAATCCATGCAAATTTTTACCTATTGTTTTCAAACCATTCGATTCTATATGATGTAAATTTTTTATAACCTCATCATTGTATGACATATTGACAGATTGGCTAATTATATTATGTTTTTGTTTAAATAATGTAACCAACTTATCACAATATTCGGAGTGTTTTGTCACAGGTATTATCTTGTTTACATCTTCATTATTAAAATATTTAGTTTGATAAAATGTGTGTGCGTTTGTCGTCACATCTTCAATATGTAAAGGTCGGTTATTTAATAAATAATAGTTTAGATTCAAATCAATAACATTATCCCAATCGAATAGATATAAGAATCTTTTTTTATCATAAACATATTTTTCATGCTTTGATTTTAAATTTTTTATGTAGTCTATTGATAAATTTAGACATTCCGAATGATTAAAAGGCAGGATATATTGAGAATCATTTATATCAAAGTAAATCAAACAAAGCTCATTTTTTGACGGATGTTTGTGTATATCCGTAAAAATTGGAATTACAATTGAACTATGATTCGAAAATAACTCTACAAACTCTTCAAAACTTTTCTTCGTCTCTATTATTTTCATTATAACCTATTTTATATTTTACATAATTAACTATCTGTTCAGCAACTCTTATTTCAGTATATTTTTCCATCCCTAAAAAACCTGGCGATGAGTTAATTTCACAAATCTTATATCCACCATTATCATATAATAAATCTACACCACCAATATCTAAATCTAAAAGTTTGGTTGATTCTAAAGCTAAATATTCCATTTGTTCATCAACCTCAACTGGCTCAGCTTCTCCACCCCTCGTTATATTGGCTCTGAAGTCACCATCAACTGATTCTCTCTTCATAGCACCTATCACTTTACCACCAACTACAATAACTCTTACATCCTTTCCATATGAATCCTTTACAAACTCCTGTAGGATGATATTAAATCTTTCGTTGAATTGTTCCATCATATCCATAAGTTGAACAAAGTTTCTTTTATTTTCAGCTAAGTAAACACCTTTACCATGCGTACCACTTAGAGATTTTACGACAATTGGAAATCCAACTCTTTTCTCAACATAGCTAGCATCCACAGGACTTCTGACCAACATCGTTTTAGGATGGGGTATTGAATGAGAGGCTAATATTTGCATTGTGTACAATTTATCTTTTACGCTATCTATCGAATTAGAATTATTAATAAATGTGACACCCATTCTCTCCAAATGTCTAAATACCGCTTTTTGATAATAGGTTGTTGAGCTACCTACACGTGGTATTACAAAATCAGGAATTTGTGTATATTCATTATCAACTAAAACCGACTTTCTATCTTCTTTTGAAATATAAATATCTACGTGATTTGGATGCACATAATAACATTTGATACCAACATCCCCAAAACATTCAATCATTTTTTTAGTTTCGTATGATGGTTTTTCTTGGGTTGTGAATATCCAACCTTTCACTTAAACTTCCTTATTTTTTCATACTCCCAATTAAACCAACCCAAAACTTCTCTTTGACTACCATAACAATTTAATAACTTTCTTTTTTGAGTTATTAATTTATCGTCTATTTTATCACCCCTATCGAAGACCCAAAGTAACTCTGGTCTAAGATGAGCAAGAACATCGTGACAAGCCCTATGTCGTGGATGTCCGTATTCTCCGTTATCACCATGCGTAACTATCTTTTTATAATTTCTTTCTCTTAAAACCCTTAACAATTCATAGATTAATTTTTCTCTATGATAATCCTCTCCACCTTTGTAACCTGTCCAATGTTCGTATTCGTGAATACCTATGAATCTCATAGCCTCTAAAAACTCTCTTCTTCTGATATCATTATGATACTCATCCAAAACTACAACCTTATATTCATCTGGATGTGTCAGTAGTTCAGCACCACCAAATAATGCTTCATCATCAGGATGGGATACTATCATTATTTTGTCAATCACAATATATAACCTCTACGTTTTTATGTTTTTGTAAAATTGAAGCTGGTACTTCCTCCGTAATATCTCCATGCAAAGCTCTCATCAAAATATCCTTTTTCTTTTCCCCTTTACCCATAATTATAATTCTTTTTGAACTCATTATAGGTTTCAATCCCATAGTCACTGCCTGTGTGGGTACTTCGCTTATGTCATAAAAAAATCTTGAATTATCCTTTATGGTGTTTTCAGTTAAATCAACTATTCTAGTTTCGGAATCAAAATCTGAACCTGGTTCATTAAATGCAATATGTCCATTAGTCCCAATACCTAATAAACATAAATCAACATCAAGCCCATAATTTAAATCACCATCCGTTGGGAAATTTATATTTTCTCTTTTTATATTAATATTGTTAAATAACATCTCATCCATAAAATATTCATATGTCTGTTCTTTGATTGGACAATTTAAATATTCGTCTAAATTGTATGTTGTTGCTTTACTCCAATCCAAATCACGTTCTGATAGTTCATCATAAACTACCATTGGCGTAGAACCTGTCGGTAGTATAAAAGTTGAATTGGGTTTGTTGTTTAGTTGTTTTTCTATTTCATTGGCTACATACTTACAACTATTTTTGTAATCACCAAATACATCATTTATCAAAATAAATTTCACTCCATAGTTTGGTTGTTTCTGGAAAGGTTTCTAACATAATATTTTTTAGTGCTTTGGCATATTTTTGTATTTCCACCTGCGATGTTTTCTCATCCCTTAACTCTATAAAATTCATAATTGATTGAAATGATGCTGTCCACCAAACCTTAGTGTATACGGTCAATGGTAATATACTACGAGCTTGTTCCTTAGCCATTCCCATATCTAATAATTTTTCATATGTATGAATTGTATTTTGTTGGGTCGTTTTCCACATTTGATAAGCTTGTTTTTGTTGTTCAATCAGACCATCACTTGCTTGTTTATTATCTTCTGATTGTTTACGAAACTCTGTAGGTTCATAAAACTCATCATATGGAACATATCTACCACTTATTTCATTCCACGCGTGGTCTTTAGTAATATGTGCTGATGTGGTCTCAATCCCTACAACGTGCTTATACCATTGTCTCATCACAAACTCAGGCGCTTTTATAATGAACATACAATGTTGATGTCTGAATGGTGAATGGTGTTTATGTTTGATTAAGAACTTTGATAACTTTCTATCCTTATCGGTAAATTCGTCGCTGAATCCATCGAATGAAACACGAGCTGCGTTTACTGGCGTTAAGTCATCTCCAAGCGTATCAACTAATTCAACATAACCTTTGTCTAATACATCAATTTTCATTTTGTCCACTCCTAATTTTTGTTGCGGATATATCTTTAATATTTTGAGGTGGTTTGTGTTCTATAATCTCATAACCCACACCCCTACCATAATTAATACTTTCTATATCAGGTATGATGCTTACCACAACTTTATTTTTATCAATTAAATCTTTTAATTTATCCTCTATGTTTAATTTAACTTCAATTGGTGTATAAGGATTGTTTTTATCAGGTTCAACATCACGTATGGCTATCCAAACTTTTTTATTTAATTTTAGTCTTTGCTCTATTAACCATTGGTGACCATCATGCCACGGTTGCCATCTACCGACAAACATTGAGTATTTCATCAATACACTCCTTAATTGTTTTATCTGTATTTATTTTTGTAAAATTTTCTAAAGGTGGTTGATAATCTTTTACCCAATAATCTCTTCTAAGTTTTCGTGTTGAATATAAGTAAAAAATATTTCCAACTCTCATATCGCGGTATGGTGAAACCAATGAAACTAAAACTAAATATCCTTTGTTATCCATCACTTTAGCCATATCGATTGCAAACTGAATATTTTTTCTTCTACCCTTTTCTGAGTAATCTTTATTGTTCAAAACGTCACGAATGTCATCACCATCAATGTGAATCACTTTATCGTTTTGTTTTGCTAATTCTTTACATAATGTAGTTTTGCCAGAGCCAGGTTGACCCGTAAACCATAAAATCATATCATAACCTTTTTTATATATATAGATTAAATTTCTTAAATACAAAAATAATTAACGAAGTGAACTCCTAATGTCTTCAATCGTCATAATTGATGGTTTCCAAAATTGTATTGGACTAATTAATTTTCTTAACTTCGGTAATGTTAAAGACGCTTCATCCAATGCTCTCTGATTTGTCTTTCTTACTTCATCAATTTTACCTCTGATTACCCAATCAATCGGAATCTTAATGTAAAAAGGTGTTTGTAATTCAAAATCACCTTTACTGATTTCTAATATATTAGCATTATTATCATTGGCTTGTCTAGCGAAATACCTAACTATACTACCCTCTTCGTAATCTTTATCAGTTGGTATTTTGGATGTCGCTTTTAAATAAATATCTTTTTCTAATTCAAAGTTTTTCGATAATAAGTATTTTGTGAATTGAGTTCTGCCTGTTAGTCTTATAATTATTTTGGATTCGTTGTTATGAATACCACCTGTCATATACCATTCTTTCTTATCATTGGTGTAATGAATATGATAAGGTAATCCTTTTGGCACAAATGCTCCCTGCTGGTCAATAAATTCTTTACTTTTGGTAAATCCGGCGTTAGTCTTTACGAAATTACTTGCTTGATGTATTTTGTCAATTGTAATCATTTAAATATATCCTTAACGTCTATTGGTTTTGCTTGTTCTTTTGTAAGAGCGGCTGAATCTCCTTTATTGAATTTGTCCAACACACTAATATTTATACCAGAAGCGCTGTTATCGATAGCTGTAGTCGTATAAGGAACACTAATCTCCCCTAAATCTCCATCCACATTCATCTTTACCTCATATTGTTCCTGTGGTTTAGCGGTTGTAACAATTTCAGGCGGTATTGGTTTTTCTTTTTCCTCAACGACAACATCTTTATTTTCATCTCCGTATTTATTTTCAGCTGATAATCTCATAACACCTTTTATATCAACATTCCATTGTGATGAATCTACGGTATGACCAACTTCAAATGTCTGAAATACCACCAAATCTCTGTAGCGTTTTGGTAGATACGCTGTATGAAATGCATTACCAGGATAAATACCTGAGACTCCTTCTATTGTCAAATCTAAATCGATTGGTATCAATGGGTCTTCATCGGCGACCGCTGAGTTACCTTTTCCTAATATTCTATCTCTTAACCCTTTTAAATATTTGTCCTCCATCACACCATTCTTATCATAAATTGTCGTATTGTCGTTATTATCTATGGCCATAATACTTTGTAACTGGTCAACGGTAATCCCGGCCACATCAGCAGATGCTTTAAGAGAGTCTTCTCTTTTGGTTGTTTTTCTTTGTTTTTGTATACGTGAAGAAACCTCATCTCCTATTAGTTGTTGTATTTCATCTTTGACCGTTGTATAAAAATCTATACCACCATCTTTTGTCAAAGGTTGATTTGGGTCAGCTGATTCATTTCCGAATGTTCTCCAGGATGTATCACCCGAAGTACCTTTTCTAAACGGAAACTCTAAATTTGACAATTTTTCATCTTTGATATCTAAATCATTACTTAATAAACCAACATAGTAACCTTTTTTATCAATATTGGAGGGTGGTGTCCCCTGACTACGGGTAACTTGCACGTTTGAACCATACATTGTGGCTAACTGCATTTGACTTGGCACACGTGAGGATAAATTTTGCGTTTTGATAAAACTGTTGTGTCTCCAAACAGGAAAAACAAATAAATCACTCTGACTTTGTTCATTCTCTTCTTCTATAAATTTTGATGGTTTTTTGTATACAAATTTATTATCAACAATTTTTAAAAGAGATTGATTTTCACTATCGACTTGTATGGTCAAATCCCATAAGGGTATGTCCTCATTTAATGAACCCATCAGATTTTCAATTACCGACTTAACAGAATTAGGTTGTTTATTGGCAAAAATATCAACTATTTCGTCAACGTTTATTAAAATATTTCTTAGGTAACCTTTTTTATTATCTAGTTCATCCTGAAACGCTGGCAATTCTAATCTGTTTATAAATCTAGCTATCGCGTTAAATTTTTTACCCGCTTTATTTATGGGTGTAAGACCAGGAAAAACAAATTTATTAAAGTCCGTTGTTCTTAGTGCTGGGTTTGATTTAATCCTTACATTTTCATATTTTATACTTCCATCATCATTTGTCTCATAGCCAGTACCATCATTCAGTAAAACTGGCTCAATACTTCTAAAAGTAGTGACCGCTTCATTGTCGTTTGCCAATGATATAAACTTATTTAAAAAATTATCCTCAAACCATCCCCATGTCACATAACATATATCAGGCTCTAACGTGAAACTTCCTGCTGCTCCACCAGCACCTCCAGTTCGCCTACCAACTCTATAAAAAGTAATTGTTCCGTTTTTATAAATTAATACACCTTTACCAGATTTTGAGAAATTTTTTAATGGAACAAGCCCACTTTGTTTTAATCCCGTGTTTCTTATGAATTCCATCACTTCCTTTAATCTACGGAATCCTTCTGGTTTCAAACCTATTTGATATTTTTGTATATTTTTCTTTAAACTTTTTGCGACCGCACCCATACTGATAGCAGCGTTGTATTGATAAAGTTCATCCTCCTGTCCCTCAGTTATAACCTCCTTTTCACCTTTCCACCAAAAAAAACCTGTAGATTTAATTTCTGTTGAGAACTCCACATCTGAGGATGGTACATAACTATCGGTCATATTAACACCCAACCCAACAATATCGGTCGTACAATCAAATGCACCGTCTTCTCTAGTTCTCCATTCAAAATTAGATATGTAGCCTGGTAATAAATCATAATCACCGTTATTTATTATATTATATCTTTGTATATTATCGGTAAAGATGGATTGTATTATTTTACCGTTTTCATCAAAGGGTGTGGTAAAAATTTGTCCTTTTTTAGAAAACCCCCATTCTAATAATATGCTCTTGCCTGTGCTTAAAAAATGTTTTCTGAGTTCCTCTAAATCCTCTAACGACCAACAAGTCCAACTAACCTGCGCCTTTCTTCTGGCTTTTAATCCACCCTCATAATTGACTGTTATTGATTTAACACCCGGTATAGGTCTTTTGAATTTATTGTCTAAACCTCTACGTGCACCATACTTTTCCTCATAACCTGCGTATAAAGTACCATCTTCCTTAAGTTCACCACCCATCAAAGTTATTTGGTTTTCTAAGTTGGATGTCATTCTGATAAAAGTCGTCTTTAAAAAAGTCCCATCTTCATTGATATCAGAAACGGTTGAACCTGCTTCACGTATTTCTCTACCAAGTATCTTTTTTTTATTTTCTAACTTGTCTCTTATTACTTTATTTATTGGTGTACACGCTATCATAACCTTAGTAAGACTCTATCTCTACTTTTTTTAAAATACTTTCTATTTGAGTTGGTATTCGTATCTTTTTATCCGCGTTTGCTATTACGGCATCGGTTAAACCATTGGCTTTTGCTATTATCCACCACAATGAACCATCATTATAATATTGGTATGCGAGATTCTCTAACCTCTCACCAACAACGGTTGTAATAAATATATCAGAA